TTAACTCGTTTTCTGTCATATACCCGCCTATTTCTTTGGCTTTTTCTACTAAGTTCATAATATCATTTTTAAAATAATTCTCATAATGTTGGTTTGTTATAATCTCTCTGTCTCCGATATGGCCTACAATACAACTTGGGTCAACTATTACATCAAATTCGGAAGCACTTGCCTGAATACAAAACCAAATATCTTCTCCAACTCCTAGTCGCATGTCAAACATTGGTATTCTTAACTCTCTCATTTTTACCGGGACTTCTCTTTTAATAAGAATAAATCCAAATCCTGTTGAGTGTACCTTCATCGGCTCTTGCATACCTCCTAGCCATAGATTTCCACCTCTTTCTGAACCTTCTCCGCCACGTCTATTTATCATAATAATTGGCTCATAAGGTGGTTTTCTTCTAAAATATAGCCCTGAAGCTATTGGTAGGTTTAGTTCTAGAAGTTTTATTAGTCCGTCTTCCGGTGGAATATTATCATCGTCCATAAAAAGAATATAGTCAGCGTCGGTATCATCTACAAAACTATCCATTAGAGATTGTCTTGACTGATGAATGTACGTTCTAGAACAAGTTGCCGTTGCAAACTTGATTTTAGGGTACTTTTCTCTTGTTTTAAGGATCATGGCAATAATTGCCGTTGTGAACTCGATTGCTGTTTCTCCTCTGCCCGAAGGGATTGCGATAAGGACTTTTGCCTTCATGTTTTGATATTTAATGTTTAATAGTCTTTATCGAGCCACCTCCGTAGAAGTGGCTCTAAAAAACTATGAAGCAGCCACAATAACTCTATCTCCTAAGAGATTAACAGTCTTGAGGGCGTCCGTAGTATTGGTGTAGGCCTCACATGCAATAGCAACAGAATTAACACTTCTAGCTGTGCTATCAATAATGAAAGCAGTTTCTGCGTTTACCAATTCAAGGTAATCATCTTTGGCAATGTCGGTTGTACCATCACACAAAGCTTTACAAACACCTCTTACTTGGCACCACATAAACTCAGCGGAGGAACCGGCAAGTTTTGGAGTAACTGCAACTTCCTGATAAACGGCTAGGGTTGCTGGAGCAACACCTTTTACCATAACTTCCTCATCACCATCGTGGGTGACAATCAATGGAGAACCAGCGGCGGTTGAGGCAGGGACTTGGATATAAACAAATTCGTTTACACCTTGTCGTTTTCTTGCTCCCTGCATTCCCGAACCATCTACGGTTTCCACATTTGACAATAGTTCTGAACTCATCGTTTTGTTGATTAAAATTTAATGACCTATAACAAACATTCGCCAGTTTTTCGTAGCGCCCGGATTAGTAACCGTCAAAGTGACAGTACCACCAGAAACGGTAGGATTAACTGTTTTGTCGAGAATATCTGTAAATTGTGCCTGAACATGGTCAATAGCACTCAATCCAGTTTCGACAGTTCCGGAAGTATCACCGGAAGCGAAGGTTCCTTCACAAATGACAATCTTTTTATTGCCAAATGTGGTTTTCTTTGTACTTGAGACTGAAATAGCCATAATTTTACGCTTAAGGATTTATAAATTACGCTGTAACTCCTCTTAACACACCGGATTTTCTAGGTTGTGTGTTGATAAGATTACCATACCACAAGATGAAGCCGACCTGTCCATCTTGATTGGTGGGTTCTCTTAACGGAGTAACTGTAAAGCCTCGTCCATCGGTTGAGTGTTTCGGGTGCTTCATAAAGTACAGGTCTAGGTATTTCTCATTGATGAAATACATATAACCGGAAGTACAATATTCGTCAGCGATCATCGGAGTACCTCTAAACGATAGGGCTTTCATTCCACCGTCTCCACTATTGTATCCACTAGCTTCACTCTGGAAACGAACTTGCGGTTGAAGTAAGGCTTCATACGCGCTCCAAACAGTTTCGGTTGTGGCTAAAATAGAAGGAGAGTCTTGACCTGATTTACAGCTATCATACATAGTAGCTAAGTCAGAAAGCATAAGACTTCCAACTGCGGCTGTGTAGTTAGACTTCCACCAAGTGTAGGTGCTTCGAACGATATCTCCGTAAGTATCAACATTGGTTGAGTCGTCGATAGCGGCAATTAAACCGGTAATGTCTTTACTTCCGTTTCCAGTACCATCACCAAAGAATTGGGTACAGAATTTGTCTTCCAAACTTGAGTGAGCTTCTTGCATCTCTGTGTCCATCAAGTCTGCAACTTTCTCGCCACCATTCTTGGCTAAGTCGATGTTAGAAAGCACGATTGGTTGGTAAACTTGTTTTACTTCCCATTTAGCTCGTGTTCTAGTCTTTTCTTGTCCAGTATCTAACAACTCAAGTCCGGAATAAGAACCACCTTGAGAATTGTGTCGGTACTTTACCGGCTGTTGGATTGTAGTTCCACCACTCCATTGTTTGGCAGAATTGAAGAATCTACCCAAAAGAGGGTGGTCTTTTCCAATCTGGTCAACAATTTTAGGCAAAACTTTCTCCCTCGTGATAGAGGTTAGATTGTTGTAGTCTGCGAATGCCATTTTAGTTTAAATTAGAATTAGTTGAATCCTCCGTCTCTGTAAAGGTCTCCGAAAGATTTAACTCCGTCAGTCTTTGGGTCATAAGGTTTGTAGGTAGGAGTACCACCTGCGTTCCTTCCGCCAATTCCTGACGCGTTTCTTTTTAGATTGTTGTTATAGTTAGCGTCTCCAACTGCTTTACCTGCTGCTTTGAACTGCGATTTAAGAATCGTAATTGCTTGAGCAAGGTTTTTAGCATTGAAATCAGCGGCCACCTTTAAAACTTGCGCTTTATTGGAAGAAAAGAAAGGGTCTGTGCGTTCATAGAATCTTATTTCACCTTCTACTTCGGCTCTTTCAGCCTCCTCTTTTGTTCTGGCTTCTTCTTCACGCTTGGCTATAACCATATCTACTTTTTCTCTTTCTGAGAGTCCTTCAAACTCCTCGTCCTCCTCTGGTTGACTAAATTTTGATAATTTTTCTTCTAACTCTCTGTTTTTGTTTACCAGTTCATCTAGTTTAGTACGGTCTTCTCGCCAACCCTCGATGATCTCTGTAAATTGTTGGTTAGGTTCTGGACTGGGTAATGGCGTTTCGCCTTCCTGTCCTTCTTCTGGAACTTCCGGCGTTTCGCTGGGAGTTTCTTCACCTTGATTTAGTTCAGAGTTATCGACGGGGTTAGGTTCGTCGATTGTTTCTTGCTGTGCTACTTCAACTGGGTCTTGTGGACTATCATTGAAGCTAGGCATTTGAGGTTCTGACATGATATTTAATGTTACTTATTATTATATGAAAAAATAATATATTGTCTAATATTTAACTATTTTTTCCCATATTTGCTCCACTTGTTCTCTTTTCTTTGTCTTAAATCTTTCTTACTTCCACCACCGCGCTTGTCTGGGTTAATTCCACCCTTAGTCTTTGTGATTAGCGGAGATCCGTCTTGTTGCTTTAGTCCGTTCTTTCCAATCATGTTCTTGAACTTGTTTGTTCCGGAGCTTACGTTCTTGGTAATTAGTGGGCTTCCGTTATGCTGGGTTAGCCCCTTTGGTGACCATTTGTTCATTTGAGTTTGGATTATTATTTAATTCTGCACTTGACTCTTTAATCTTGCCTTCTGCGGAAAGTTTGACAAAAGTTGCCTTGTCCACCTTAGCGTGAGCTTCCAATAAGTCCATATCTTCTTGTTCCATTTTCTTCTTTGGGTCTTTGAGGAAAGAGAAATGAAGTCCAACGTGTTCTTTGTTGACCAATTCCGGTGGCGTTGGTGGGATATTCTGTCCTTCTCCTGATTGAAAGGCTAAGTTCTCTTGATTAGCTCTTTCGATTGGATTATCTGTGGTATCACCTCCACTCATTGCTTGGTTTTGCATGTCAGCTTGGATTTGTTGTGGGTCTTCGTCGCTTATAATACCACTTTGCATAAAGTTAATAAGTCTATCAGCTCTCTCGGTCGGATTAGGATATTCAAGGTCTTTATAGAAAGTGTACGGATCACTAGCTTGAGCAGACCATAGGGCAAGGGCTTGTTCTTGTTTGAGCTGTTTCGAACTCGGAGCCGTTGATAATGGGCGTAAAATCGGTTCTATTCCTTCTTCAATGTCTTGACGGTTGAGTTCTATCATTTCAATTCCTTCTTTAGCGCCTAGTTTCTTAACATAATGCGTTTCTGTGTAAAACATCTTCATAAGTTGAATCCAGCCTTCCCAAACTTCTTTAATTGCTCTCTCAGCCGCTCTTACTTGATAACGAACTGGTGTTTGGTCAGCTTGAAAGTTCATCTTGTCTTGTCCAAGAGTACCGGAGTTGCCACTTCCTCTTGATATTTCGTGATGGCCGAACACATCGTCAATGTATTTTTCATCGTGGAGCATGTCTTCCATAATGCTTTGTGGGATTTCTCCACCTTTCTCGATATAAAGCGGTTTAGCGTTAATGGAAAAGTCAGCAGAAATAACTTGATTAGGCTCATCGGTGATTGCGTCCAGTTGATCATCATCAAACGAGTTGCTATCCACTACTATTTTTTGATTACAGCCTCTTAGATTGTCCTCGATTTGTCGTTTCTTGTTAATATAGGAGATTAGAACGTCTTTAACCTGCTTGATTAGATTAGTTGAGTATTTCTCTCCAAGTAGTTTAACAGAAGGTATTTGAACAAAGGGTTTTCGCGGTTCGCTTAAGAAGTTTATAATTGGTTGGAAACTCTGTGCTTCTTCCGGCTCAATTAGTTCTTTGGGGTCTATTCCTGTTTGTTCTGATAATTGAGATACTTCCGGTCTAGCTTCTTTTATCCAGTCGCCGAATTGAAGTGTTGGGTCTCTGTATTCATAATAAGGGTTTTTCTTCTTCTCAAGTATAATCCACTTCTCATCTTTGCCTTTGACTTGCATAATATTTAGGTCGTTCTCCCAATAACTGAATATTCTTGCAACTGTTCCGCGTCCAGTCTTTGTATCAACTTCTAATGCACCGTCTTTTGGTTTGATTGGCTCAAACTTAACTTGATCATAAACATCAGGATAGTTATCTTTAAACCATTTACGGTTCTTGATTGGGTGATAAACAAAAAACTCTGCGTCTTGAACACTCGTTGCTTCCGGTGAGATAGAACAATCATCGAGTTTAACTCCAATTACATCAAAGTCGTTCTTGTCATAGTTCCAAAACCAATGAAGATAGCTATCGCGCTTAATCCAAGTCTCGAATAAACACTCGGAAATAGTATCGTTGAAGTTTGTTCTCATCATTCCATATTCAATGTTGTCTGAAACATATCCGGCTTTCTTTATGCTCTTTGGCTGGTCTTTAGCTGGTACAACCTCGCAGATTGGAGGATTGTCAGTAGCAAGTCCAACTAGATTACGGATTGTCAGGTATATTTTGTTTGGTGTTGCTTTTGATTTGTATTTGGCCAGTTCCACCTCAGCCACCTTGTCGATCTCTCCAAGAAAGATATTCATGTTCTCCTCACCCTCTTTGACTACTTTATCGTGTAGTTGTTTAGCTTCTCCAAGTCTTTGGACGACTTTACTTGCTATTACCTCGTCTTCATCTTTCTCGATGTCTATATCGGATTGGGTCTCATCGTTGTTGATTGGATTGACTTCATAGGTGTCTAGTTTCATTTGGTTTGTGTAAAATGTAAAAAGTTTAATTTTTCTTTAATCTACCATCATACTTCCAATGGCAATTAATACATAGTCTCATATAATCTTCTCTATTAGTGGTGTAGTTATTGTGGTCTTTTGCCGCCCAATGATAAACTTTATTTTTATCAGTAGTTCCACAATGTTCGCACTCTTGAGGCTTACCATATTTTAAATCTAGTCTCCTGTGCTTTTGTTGTTTGCATATATTATCACCTTTCCAGCATGGGTTTAATTCACCAAATTTACCCTTACTTGAACGTCTTGCGTTTTTACTCATCTTTTCTCTAGTTTCTTTTGTGTGTTGAAAGCCTATTTTATTACCTTTTTTCATAGTTTTATAATGATATTATAAAATGTTGGGCAATTCTTACACTCTTAATAATACATCATTAAATTGTTTTTGTGCATTTTTAAGGTAAAGTCCATGCGGGTCGCTATTGTCATCTGGTTTAAATCCCTGTCTGACTGTGCCTACTGATATATCAGGTCTGCTCATTACAATATATCGCTCAGGGTCAACTAAGTGGTCATCTCTCTTTCTCGGTGCTTCATCTGGGTCGTTCTCGCTTGTTGGACTTATCTTCTTCCACTTATATCCTTCTTTCTCGTCTATCAACTCTGTTAGGGTATCAAAGATAAACATTCTCGGAGATCCCTGTGTTCCTGTTATTGGGTGTGTCCTGCTTGGGTCTATCCTTAAATACTTATGAACTCTGGCTATTCCGGCATTGACATCATTATTAGCGTATTTTAATGGCATTCTAGTTCCAAACACCTTTTGCCATTCTTCTTTATACTCGGTATCTACCTTGCGTCCGCTTCCACCTCTAACACTCTTTACGCTTGGGTCAATTACAATATACTCTAATTCTTCGTGATTGTTTAATTCGTGGATATTCTTAACGTGTTGGTCAACGAACTCTCCGGCCTTCTTATATTCTCGATAGAAGTATAAATCACCTTTTGGACTTACCGCGCACCATAGAAACGTGCTTGGGTTTCGCTCTCCATGATCAATTCCACCAACTCTTGTCCACTCTTTCGGGATTGCAAACGGTTTTATAACATGTACTTCTCGCCTAAAGTCCGGATAAATCTGCCCTTCAAATACATCGAAACTTGCCAGAACATATCTATTGTATAGGTCTCCCTCGTAAGAGTTTAGCACATCTAGATAGTCCTCTGGTAAGTATGTATTCTCATTGGAAGGTGCTTTAATCGTATAGTATTTTAGCTTATCTTCTTCTCTCCTTAGTCCTCTGCCCTCTACAAATTGCTTATAAGTCCAGTTTTTACCCTCTGAGTTACTGGTAACATATCCTAATCGCTTTGGCTGTGCCTTATGTCTTAATCTACCCTTTAACACGTTGAAGGTGTTTTCCTGCACCTCATTGACCTCATCTATCCAAAACCAACCAATTTCAAGGGATTTTAGCTTCTCTATATCGTCTAATCCCCAATAATATACTTCATGGCCATTGATAAAGGTAATAAGTTGTTCGCTCCGGTTATGTCTCCATATTAATCGAGGATCTACAACTTCAAAAAAAGTCTTCATTGTTGTAGCCTTAATATCTACTGAGGTTTGCCGGGCTATCAATCCTCTACCACCATTGGCCATCATGGCTAGTCTTGAGGCAATCTGTGAACCGATGAAGGTTTTACCACTTCCAAATCCTCCAACGTACCAAGTAAACTTAGCAAGTGGGTTTTCAAGCACGTTGTATGTAAAGAGCTTTTGCTTGGGTAATGGCTCAAATACTTGAAAATCGACAATTTCTCTGCCGGTGTTTGGATCTATTTTCATTCTATTAATCTACTCCCTTCTATAACTATTGCCTCCATTTTCTTCCTTTCTTCAGGTGAATACATTGGAGGAAAGTTAATTACAATGTTATTGACGTTGGCTCCGGCAAGGCTTCTATCTATAAATCCGCCTAACTCTGCCATTAACTTACAGGCGCTTACCGACTCTTTGTGGGGTGTCATATCTACTATCTCTTTATTGTAGTATTTCGGCTCATTATGGTTTGCGATCTCTGCCAGTCTTTTTACAATAGAAGATTTAGTTACCCTCTCTGCCGCGTATCTGGCTTGGATTTCTTCCTTTATTTCCGTCCTATTCAGTATAGTTCCGGCATTAGTCTGTATTTGTTTCCTTGTTCTTCCCTTTGCTTTGTCTGGCCAAACTTCTGCATATGCTTTTGCTTTATCTCCATTAGTTCTCATTATCGCATCGATAAACCTTACGTCTTGAACTGATAATCTTGGAATATATTCTTCATCTCCTGTAATGGGTAAAGTCTTAATTGTCTTTGGCATTTGAGTTATAATAAATATTTAATATTTTGGTTTATTATAACACAATGTTATTTCTTAGATTTCTTTACAACTTTCTTTGGTGATTTCTTTACTGACTGACTTGATCCGCAGTTGAAACAGATTTTTATACTGTCATCTAACTGGGTTCCGCAGTTTTTACACTTTTTCATGTTATTTTGGTTAAATTTAGTAAATTAGCTAAAAAACGGCTCGTTTAAATCGTTTTTAAGGCCTCTGAAAAAATCTCTTGGTATGTTTAGACCTTTGGTTTAAAGCCCTTTTCCGGTTCCATAGGTTTTAAAGATTACTGACTGAATTGCGTCCATTTTTATAAAATAATGCTTTGCTCTGTCTAGTGGTTTCTCTTTGATCGTGATTCTGATAATTCCATGTTGAAATTTATTTAAATCATCTCCGGCCACTACATCTATTCTTGGGTATCTGTCAAATCCGATTGAGTTACAGCCTTCATCATATCTTTGTAGTCTTCCTTCTGTTTTTTTAAATTCTGTCTCTATTGTTATCTTTGGGCTTTGGCTCTTATTGAGACTTACTTGGGGATCATTACTTTGATTCATTTTTCATTCTATTAAGCGTATTAAGCTCGTCAAATTCTATTGCTTCTTTTATTCTTCTCTCTTGCACTTCTTTATTGAGCGCGAATTTCTGTCTGTCTTCCCATTTACTTACTCGGCCTTTTTTCTCTAGCTCGTCTAATGTTTTTGGTTGTAAATAATCCCGGAGTCTCATTGTGATTTTAATTATTTATTATTAATAATAGCACTTTATTATTATTTGCAATAGTTTTAGTCTGCAATGTAGTTATGTTTAAATTTCAAGGTGCTGTTTTTGTCATGAATGGGATTAGTGGGTATGAAATTAGTATTCTCCTTTTTTTGCTCCTCGATCATTGAGTTGAGTATAAATAGATAGTTAATAGCGTCAGCAATTCTCCCTTCTATTGGCTCAGTTAGGGTGGCGCCGGTCTTTAAGTAACTCTCTATTGATTGGAAATGTTTTGAGGCGTAAATCCATAAAACTATTTTAGGGTCTATTCCTAACTTCTCTCCTATAATTTTAAAGTTGTGATTGCAGTCTTTGTTGTTAGCGTATTCAACGCCTTTTGGTGTTCTTAA